TCGACCTATTTTAATCAACTCACAGGCATTGAGACTCTGTCACTTAATGCAAGAGCAAGTCTAGGCACAAGTGTAGTTGCTTTGCATACTGATAAATCTATTTCTGTGTGGGGTGAGAACACCATTTATCAGTTGGGTGATGGAACAGTTACAGATCGTGCAGCTCCGAAAAGACCATTGGCACCATTTACTGGCATCAAAAAAGTTCAATTTAATACTGATACACAATTCATTTTGACCACAGCAGGTGACATATATTCTGTTGGTGGTGCAAATACAAATGGTGTTGCAGGCAATGGTACTACAACAGCAAATACATCCAAGGTAAAGGTTTTAATGCCGCAGCGAGTAAAATTTGAAGATTTTCAAGTTCGTGGTGGCGGTACAACACGCTTTGCTGTTGCAATAACAAATGATGTCTTTAAAAAAGAAATATACTGCTGGGGAAATAATACAGATGGCCAACTTGGTATAAACAAAGCCATCACACCAATTCTTGTTCCTTTTAGAGTTCAGCTATAATGCCAACACAAATATCCAACTCTGCTTTTGCAGCAAGCATTGCTCATGATGCATCTTATAATGCATATCAAGACATTGTTTGGTCGTTGCAATATGCATTGTGCGGTGCAGCTAAAGCACAGGGTGGGTTTTGTACATTCTTGTATGATGCTTCTGTTGCAACACTAACAGGCGGTGGCATTGGTGCATCACTTGGATATGCACCAAGTTCTGGATATAATGCATTTGCTTCCATCTCTGGATTGAGTGGTGCTGCACTAGGCATTGGATTTGATACACTTGGATTATTTGCTGCTTCAGGCAATGGCAAAGATTCTGGTGTTGCTGCCAACAATGTTGCATCATTAACAATTAGAACTGGATCAACTTTTGCATATCTTACCACCATTGCATTGTCTGCACTGGATTCCTCCTATGCTCTCATGAGCTCTGCACTTGCATTTGAGACTCTTAGATTTAGACTACACAGTGCAGGATCGTTCATAGAAATAGCGCGCTTTGATGGCGATGCATACAGAGTATTGCTTGATTATCCTGTATCACTCAATGTTGCAACATCTTCATTTTACAAAGTGGGTGTTTCATATGCTGCACCATTGTGTGGTAATGCATCATCAGCAAAATTTGCCATTAAAAATTTACATGTAGAAGGATTTGACACAACACCAGTTGCATCTGTTCCTGCTGTTCCTTTTGTTTATCAATTTCCAGTGATTCAAAATCTTTCCATTGAATCACCGCAATCCATTCCGCTCAAGCCACTAGCAACAACCATGCTGGGTGATGCATATGCTGCAATTGAGCCACCTGTTCCAGATGCAATTGCATGCCCAAACCTTTGCTTGGAACCTTTTGTGTTGGTGCTTGTTTTGGATCAAACTGGAAGCATTGGTGCACGTGGTGCACAGCTTGGTCTTCAGATACTTTCAGAATACGCAAATACAAATATCATCAAAAAGGTATCCATCATATCTTTTGGTGATAAGGTATGTCCGCAGACCATAACGTTTGACAATAGCATTGAAGAAGCACAAAATTTCTTGTTTCAGGCTGCAAATGGATCAGGCGCATTTTATTGTGATGCAGGTGGTGATGCACCAGAAAATGGCATTGATGCATTGCATCTTGCTGCAACTATTTTGCGTGATTATACTACATCATACAAAAAATATGTGTACTTTGTAACAGATACGCCTGATTTTAGATACAATGTGAATGGTGCATTTACTGTGAATCAAATGCTCAATGATTACACAGATGGCACTTGGATGATCATTGGAAGTGTTGTTACAGATGATAATACAAAATATGCTGACTACATTGTAGAATCACCCATTGTTAAATATGATTATTTCCCAAGCTGCCCAGCACTGCCAAGCGTATATTGTGATACTTCCGTAATTGGTGCTGGTGCAAAAGGCACATACAACTTTGCATTCAATGCAGGTACGCAGACAGGACCTTTCAATGTTGTGTACAGCAACAAATCTATTCCTGCTCGCTTCAGCGTCATTTGGGGTCCCAACATCAGCAGTTCTTGTTTCATTGGTGATACATCTTACAATGCAGCATTGACTGCATTAGGATATGCACCTATTACAACAACAGCACTCACTGGCACCCTTGCAATCACCAAAGGCAATGAAACGCCCAACAACATCAAAATCGTTGTTGAATCTCCATTTGATAATGCAGAATGGCAGTTTGCCATCAAGTGTTATGGTGAGTAAATAGATGCATGGAGCATTTTTATCAAAATATTCAAGGCTGGTTTTCTTATCCTAAGCTGTATGCATCAATGGTGCAACAATTTGATGATGCAACTTTTGTAGAGGTGGGTGCATGGCTGGGTCGAAGTGCTGCATACATGGCAGTTGAGATTGCAAATTCAAACAAGAATATCAAGTTCATCTGTGTAGATACTTGGCAAGGCAGCACAGAGCATAAAAACATGGTGAAGGATAGAGACATTTACCAGGAGTTTTTGACCAACATTGAACCAGTTACCAACATCATTACACCATACAGAATGCTCTCACATGAAGCTGCAGAGCGTTTTGATGACAACAGCTTAGACTTTGTATTCATTGATGCATCACATGATTATATCAATGTAATGATTGATCTCAAGGCATGGTATCCAAAGGTCAAGAAAGGTGGAGTTTTTGCAGGGCATGATTATAATCAAAGCTGGCCTGGGGTGATAAAAGCTGTTGATGAGTTTTTTTATGAAAAGCATCAAATAAATTTACAAGAAGCTTGCTGGTTTATAAACAAATGAAAATAAGAATTGTAGATGCACCGGTGCATCTTTCTTCATCTCTTGTTAATTATCTTTCACCAAATCATAGTGTAGAGATAAAATCTTATGCAAACTTTGCGCATGAGGATTTAGATGCAGATGTTTTGTTTTTTGCATTACGACCTCACAATCCTCTTTTTTTAAAACATCAATTGCATTTGTTAGATTTAGTAGATAAATTTCAAGGTAAGCTTTGCTTTATAGATACATCAGATAATAGTTTATGTCCCAGCATTTACACAAAGTATCAAAATTTTTTTGATAGAGTGCATTGTGCATTTTTATATACTGAAACGGACTTTACTAGGGCTAAATTTCGTCGAAGAATCCTATATCCAAAATTTACTATTAATTATTTGCCACCTCATCAGGTGCATAAAAACAAAGTAGTTTACTTTCGTGGATCTTTGACTGGTGGTTTGAGACTCAACGACAAAAATCATCGAATTGAGGCTATTAAAAAATTAGAGCAACTGAACAGCGAGTGGAGTGATTGTAAATTGAATGTTACTCCCAATTTATTACAATATTGTCCTGTAGTTAAAAAGCTGATGCAGGATGAGCAAATGAAGCTTTATATACTATCATTGTCACAATCTAAAATTGTGCAGCATGAAGACTATATCAAACAGCTTGGTAGCAGCTCATCTTCTTTATGTTTGCCAGGCAATGCTATTTGGTGTTATAGACATCTTGAATCAATGGCATTAGAAAGCAACATCATCTCACTATCAGTTGACTATGATGCAGGCTTTTGGATTGGTAGAGATGAGCTTGATGATTGCTTTAATATACTAAACTTTGATCTTTCAAATTTGAAAGATGTTTGTGAGTATTCATTGAGTGATTGCAACGAACTCAAAGAAAAGCGCAAATATGCTTTAGATGTATATCGGCGTGTATTTGAACTAACACCGGAAAATTTTTACAAACCCGCAACATGGAAATGCATGTACGAAAAAATGCAAAAACACTCTGTTGTTACAGATGTTTGATGTAGTTTTTGCAAGCATTGTTCTTTGAGAATTTCTCAATGCAGTTGACAAGCATTTGAATTGCATTTGGAGACCATGCTTTAAAATGATTGATATCTTTAGGCGATGTTTTGAGAGCAATGTGTGATGGTTGATGACCAACATATCCATCTACTGCTTTTATATTTGCATCACCTAAGATGCTCTTGAGATGATTGATGCATTGCTCTTTTTGCTGCAATACGTCTTCATATAAAAATGTTGTTGCATCGCTGTATGAATTTACGTGATCCACCCAATATCTAATTGGATCATAAAACATACCATTACATCCATACAGATTATCTTTGTCTTTGAAAAAACAGCTATCATAACCAATTAAGCTTCCCGCTTTGCCTTGCAAAAACTCATCAAATGTTACATCTTTAAAAATGCTTGTTATTAGTTTATTGTGACATCCGCCGCTCTCAGTAAACCAAATGTATGTTGAGTGTAAAACTTCAATAGGATTTCTTATGATGTAAATGACATGATTGTTATTGAGCAAATCAAAGTCACACATCATGTGTGTCTTTTTCCACTCAACATTCCAATTGAGTTTAATAAATTCACCAAAAAAATGGGTACCGCTGCGGCGATGGCTTGCTACTGTAATTACATTTTTCATAGTATTTTTTTAATGATATTTGCTACAGCTTCATCACTATACATGGATTTAACCAATTGCTGCGCATGCTCAACGTCTGTATGCACCCATCCTTCATACAGTCGGCGCATATGTAGTTGAGCATGTAAAATGTTGGGATGAATCCATAGTCCATCCCAATGATATTGCGCATCATGTTTGTGACTAATGAATTCACCATCTACAAGCTTTGCTGTATCAGGTGTGCAGAAATCTGTATTGCCCCCGTAATTGGTACAAATGACTGTTATTTTGCGAAGCATTGCTTCTGCAAGATGACGACCAAAACCTTCTGATGCATGCAATGAAACATAGCAATCTACATCATCATAAATTTCATCAACAGTCTCAACAAAATTGGTCTTAATGGTAATTCTTTTATCACCATCGATGCATTCATTCAGAAGTTTTTCACTTGATGGCTTGAGGTCAAATGTTTTGATCACCATTGCAACATCTTCAATTTCTTCAAATGCTCTTTTGAATGCGGTGATGGCATGAATAATGCCTTTGCGATGAATGGTGAATTTGCCATCAAATGAACAAAGAAAGGTGTATACCTTTTGATTCTTGGTGCATTCTCGAAGTGGCATCTCCATGCTATAAGGGACATACTTGCTTGCAAAATGATTGTTGAACAACACCTTTTGGCAAAATCTGCTTGGAGTCCAAATTTGCTCAATGCATCTCAATTTCTTTGCATCTGATTCAGGTATTACATTAGACTCACAAACAAATGCATTGATGAAAGGAACTTGCCCTCTCAAGGTGAATCGCCATGCAGAAGGAACAGGCACAATCAAACATTTCTTGTCTTGATAATTGGCAGCATTTTTTAAAAAATCACCATAATCAACAAACTCATGATCAATGCCAGCAACACGCAGAGGGCGCAGGTATCCCTGCGCCGACATGCTAATTCCAGTTTTGTTTGTTGAGCTTACAACGTATATCATTTGAAAAACAAGTCTTCTTCTTTCTCTACTTCTACACCATTTTTGATCTCATACACAATGTCGTGCTTCATGGAATGAAATCGCTCATCAATGTATTTTTCAATGGCAACAGGCTTGACCCAATCGTACTTTTCAGGATCAATGCCCAGATGCTTCATTTGAATGTCTGCTACTTTGATGGCTTCAATCAAACAGTTCCAGCGAACGATTTCATCGAGAGACATTGTCTTGGAGGGAGCATTTTGGATATCAGTGGTATTCATTCCACAATGTAAATGCATTTCCGGTTTTGATCAACTGTTTTGTGTCAAAATGGATCCTGTGAAACCAAGAAATGCAACCATGAGCATTTCCTTTTTATACTCAGAAAAGGAATTGATGCACGTGGTAGTATTTTTTATGTTTTTGCAGAGCAAATCAATGGTGTGCAAATGCTCTTGTTTGGCGCTCTTCTTGAACATTTCTGTGAGAGCTTGAATGAAATGTTCAAGAGAACCATTCTTGCCATACAGTTGCGCAGCATTGTAAATGTTCATGATTGCAACATAGTCTCCTGCTTTTGCAACATTTACAACAATTTGATCAAACAACTTTATAACCTGCTCTACATCAGGTACATCTGGCTTGAGTGGTTGTGTTATAGAAGCAGCAACTTCAGGTAAACTTTCAATGAATCGTTCGTTAGTCAACATATCTTTCTTCTGATGAAACTTGTTCCATGGCTTTGACAACTTGACTGTGAGTTGCATCAATGTTGATGATGTCAGTCATGAGTGCAGTAGATGCTTGCAAATTAACACTGATGTTCTTTTCGCAGTTGAGACATTTGTAAAAATTAGGCTCATCAAGTCTAATGGGTACAACCTGTTCAACCATGTTGGTGCATGGGCATTTGAGTTTCAGAGTCTGCTTGGCTGCATCTTTGATGCGCTGTGTGAGCTGGTTCTCCATTTCAAGAGAAGTTTTGACTCTTGCAATTTGATTGGTTGCACTTCCAATGATGATTTGCAACAATGTTACAGCTCCGAAACCAGACCAAAAACCAATGAGGTCTTGCAAAACAAAGCCGCCAATGGCACTAACAACCAATGCAATTACGATGGGGATCCATGGACGTTCCATGCAGTAATTTACTTGTTTTTCTCAAATGGCAAGAGTGCATCTTGCAGCTTCATGCCAGCATTGAATATTTTTTTGCCAAGTGGTCTGAGAATTTTAATCACAGCAATGATGATGATTTTCTGGTGATCTTTTAAGCTTGGATTGTCTAAAGACTTGCGCAAATCTTCTGTGATGTTGCTGATGGTGTAGATGAGAGATCCAAACTTCTGAACCATTTGATTGAGTTCATGTGGAAGCAATTGCTCTGCAACTGGCTTGTTCTGCACAGTTGGTCCATTGATTGGAGCAACTTTCATCAATGGTTCCATTTTGCCTTCACCATCAGCACCTGATCGGCCCTTGCCTGGGCCAGTTGTATTCGCAGCTCCTGGACCAAAGCTGCGTTGCTGATTGCTCATAAAGTTATTATCCATCGTGAATATTTAGAGCAAGACAATAAATAACTACATGTCCCAAAATATTTTCAGCAATGTTTTCTCAACTCTGTTGGAGCAAGATGAAGGCCTCCCAACACCTGCACAGGCTAGCGACAACGCAGCACCTGCACAACCTGATTTTAGAGCAGGAGATGAGGGTAGCAATGCCGCTGATCTTGGTGCTTCAGAAATTAGCCCAGAAGATCGCCAGATTTTGCAGCATGCTGCTCAGCGTGAAATGCAAATGATTAAGAATTTGCAGGGCTGGATTGAGCAGTTGGATGGCATGGTTGATTACCTCAATGGAACTGGTGGCAATTCCATTCAGATGCAGCTCAAGAAAGCTGTGCCTGATACCATTTTTGACAAGATGCGCACTGCTGAAGCCAAGAAGATTGCTCGTGTTGCCAAAGAAATCTCTGCTCTTGCAGAAACCTTCAAGGGTTATCTTGCAACAAGCAATGAGCCGAAATACCGCTTCGTTTAAGCCGCACTGACTGGCATGCTGTTGTTCTGACGCATGCTTGACAGCATCAATTGAGCTTGTACCCCCTCATAAGTGTTCTTGAGAATAAAATGAGGGGGTATTTCTTTGGCATTTAATGCCATGCAAACATCATTGAAGTCTTTGCATTTCATTCCAATCAATTTGGGCCAAATGAACACCTTTTGCTTCATTTCAATGAGCTTTTGTGTTTTGAGGTAGCTTGCATTGTCAATCCACTGCGAATCAAGCACCCACACAACATCATAGAATTTGCAATAAACATCAATCTGCTCTTGCTGTTTGTTGGAAAACAACATCATGCTTCGTTCTTGAATACCACCTACAGCTACAGAATTTTTGCAAAAGAATGCATTGAATGGACCTTCAAATACAAACATTGTTGTAGCAGAAGCATCAAGCTTGTTGATGTTGAACAATGATCTGTCTCCACCTGCTTTGGAGAGATATTTTGGCAACACATCATCAGGATTTTGCAAGAAGCTGCGTGATTGGTAAAAAATGATTTTACCATTGCAATCAACAAACGGAATTATAATGCGTTTGTCGTGTCCTGTTTTTTGTTCTTTATCAAAACACAAATACAATGCATCAGGTTTGTTGATGGCTTGATGCAATTTGCGATGTTCTATGTATTGAACTGCTTTTGCAACAATGTCATTGTCTTTGTAAAATTTGACTTGTTGATCATCAAACAAATTGATGCAATCTCCAGGCAATGTTGGAGCTACTTCGAATGCTGTAGCATCATCTGCATTTGACTTGTTGCAATCAAATGTCTCATAATTGAGACTATCCAGCATAATTTCATTGTAACTCAATCCAGTTACTTCTTTGACCCATTTGTATGCTGTACCATTCCAACCGCAGTTGTGACAAAACACATTGTTGCGGGTTGGAATATAATAGCATCTACGTTTTTTGAGCCAGCTTTTGCCTTCTCTGCAAATGGGGCAAGATGCTTGATATGTCTTGGTGTACCTGTTGTATTTTGGTGCACCAGCAAATTGGTAAAATTTGTTTATTACATATGCTTCAGGCAATTGCATTACCAATTGTAATGTCTCTTTTACCCTTTATCAACTGATATATCAGATTTAATGTTGGCTAACATCTGATATATCAGATTTAATGTTTGTTAGCATCTGGATTAGCATCTTTAATCTCAACAGTACCTTTGTGAAAAAAGGTGCCATTGTTGGGATCATACCAATGCGCTTCAACATAAATCTTATCACCCACGCGCTGTTCAATGATGCGTGGGTTGGCCATTGCTCCTGATGGAGATACCATTCTAACTGGGCGTACAAAGTTCATATGAATGTATTTAGGCGTCTCTGAACATATTTACAATGTTAAATAGGCTTTTGCGACCGAAGAAAGTTTGCTGCCAATCTTGATCTTTGGCAATGATATCATTCATCTGATGCTGCCTGCACATGGCTTGAAAAAGTTTAAAGCTGCCATTGTGTTTCAGCCATTGAAACTGTTCATCCATTTTTTCCAGCTCACCTGGCTGATGATCATATGAATTATGCAAATCAGTCAGCTTAAAATTGAACTCAAACTGCTGCTGTTGTTCTTCTGTAAGTTGCATATCACCTTTGATAACCTTTTTGGCTTTGGCAGGTGTGAGCACTTTGGCAATGTTGTCTGCAGCATCACCAATGAGGCATTTGTATTTGACAAAGTCATTGAATGCAATGTCAAAAGTGGATTCAAAGTTGCTCAAATTGATGATGGCTTTTTTGTTGACATCGTAATAGCTTGTTGTTGCATCAATGAGCTGCAGCAAATCACGATCAGCGCTAATGATTAGCTTGGGTTCTTTGATCTTTCTAGTGAGATATGCAATAACATCGTCTCCTTCAAGTGCAAAGGGGTATACATTAAAGCACCCAAGAGCACTAACGAATTGCTCAATGATGTCAAAGTCAGTATAGACACTTTTGGTCTTTTCTGCATCTCGATTGGTTTTGTATGTCTCTGCAGCAATGACTTTGCGAAAGCAAGGCACTTTGGGTTCAAGCTTCTTGTCCCAGACGCAATATACATTGTCTGGTTTGAACTTGTCGCAATAACTTTTGAGTGAACGCAAAAAGATGTATGCATGCAAGCTTCCATTGTTTTGCTCATCACCAGCATTTTTGTTGGCCATCCAAAATGAGCGATGGATGATGTTGCTTGCGTCAATTATTAGATTCATTTTTTTGGTATTGTTTAACTGTTACTTTGTAGACATCTTTTGGAGATCTCTCAACAAAGTCAAGTATACCATTTTCTATTCCAAAGTCAAATTTTTCTTTTGGAATTTTTCTATTTTCACAAGATGGGAGGGAAAGGAAGCAAAAATTGCTTCCTTCCTCTTTTATGAACACCAACATTTCACCCAAAAATGCACCTTTTGTTACTGCAAATATTTTTCTGTGGTGTTCATGTTTTAACCATTTTTCAAGAATTGAAATCATTGCCTAAATGTGACATCATTACGTAACGTTGAATTGCTTGTGCAAGTGCATCAGCATCCATGCCTGTTTTTGCTGATACAATGCGAATGGGAGTACCTTCAAAGTCATATCCAATGAGCATGTAGCTTGCTAAAAACTCACTCAATACAGCAATGACTGCTTGAGCGCATTCTTCTTTATACATGCGCTCCTTGTTGGCATTTGCATTTTGTGTTAATGCATCTTTGATGAGTGCATTCAAAAGCTTCTGTTCAGCAGATGTCGCTTTGGGCTGCTTTTTGCGTGGAGTCTTGTCATCAGAATTGCCTGTAAGACTTGCAAACTCACTGCTGTTGTTGTTGTCTTTTTTCATGGATGGAAGTTGATGCACTTGGATTTACACCTTTGCTAATGAGATGAGTGATCACCACTTCAATTGAATCAGTTTTGAGGCTGAAGTTTTTCGGAAACAAAAGTCCTCCATCATTGAACTCAAACATGATGTCATTGGAAAACTCTTTGTTTTCATAACACGTAATGAAGACGCTGTAAATGCCCGGCTCTACCAAAATGGTCCAACGGCGCGGATCACTTGTAGCATAATCACTAAAAATCCTAAAAGTAACAAACTTGTTATCTTTGAGTCTTTTAATGAAGTAGCTCGGTGTACTAATTTTGTTGCGTTGTTTTCTCATGACGTGAATGCTGATGTGATGTACTTTAATTTATATCGCTCATTTTCTATATCAATGGCAATAACTGGCTTTGTAGAGTTGATGCTTACATTGATGTTGCTCTCATTTGTGTAGTTGAGACTACGAAAGAAATCCAAATTGAAAGGCATACCATCAAAAGGAGTAGAGCATTTTGCAAATTCAAACTCAATGTTATCCACATTAGAGCGTGCTCTATCAGTCAAATTTGCAAATACTGTCTCACCATCACAAGATAAATACACTTTGTTGCTGTCGGTGCTAAATGCACTAAATTTGCTCAAATCAATGAGCTTGCTGGAAGCAAGTTTAAATTCAATGTTGAAAGTAAACTCATTGATTTTCTTTATGTTGATGGCTGGTTGATTGATGATGCCATGATCCAGCAAATGATACTTGAATCGCAGAGAAGGAGACTTGTATTCGAGATTGTTTGCATTGACAATGAGTTGTGGTGTACTTTCACCAATTTGGTCAATGGCTTTGCCAAGTTTTACAAGGCTTGAGATGTTGATGCATCCTTCATATGAAGTGCCACATTTAAGGGTTCCATATGCAATGGATACATTATCTGGTGATCCAATGAGGCACGTGATTTGATTTTCTCTGACTGCAAAAATTGCAGAGTCGTTGATTTTAATGAGACTTTTGACGAAAGATGAGAAGTCTTTCTTATCTACATAAATTTGGTTCATTTAGAACTATAATTGCTTGTTTTTGTTATTCCAGGCTACTTTTGCAACAGATTCACTGACACCATTTTCTGAATTTTTGCAGCTTTCACATGTTACAGTATACAGCTTTTCACTCACCTTTTTGCCTTTGGCTGCTCCACCACACAAACAACATGAAGCTAATGTTGATGCTTTCTTTTCCTTCTTAACTGCAACTGTTTGCTGCTGCTGCTTTTGCAAGTCAATGGCTTCAGACAAGAGTTTCTTGATGTCAAATAGCACATTGTAAATGCTGTTGAGAACATCTTTGTCTGTAGATGAAAATTTAAGCTCCAATTGCTCTTCTTGTGGTTGTGCAGCTACTGGTGCTTGTACAAATGTTGGTGAAGGAGCCTGCACAAATGTTGGTGCGGGTGTAAATACAGGCTGCTGCAATGCAGGTGCTGTAATTGGAGCAGGTGCGGGAGGTTGCAGATTTACTGCAACCTCCTCGAACACCTTTTTGATTTCTGCACTTCGTCCACCGAATTTTGCATTACTGCCAGCAGCAGCAATGTTAGAGTCGATTTCCTTCATTTGGCCATACATTTGGCCTACGAAATTGAGAATTGCAGATCTGTCGTCCATAATTAGCCGAGGTCGTTGATGAGTTTACGCATTTTTTCTTCATCATCCTCTTCATCAACATAAGAGGTTTCAGAAGTAGTTTCACTTGGTGTGAACTGCTCTGCATGGCTGCTTGGTGCTTTGCTTGGTGCTTGAGCCGCAGCAGGTGCAGAAGTCTGACAGTGGTAATGATCATCCAGAAGCTTCTTGAGATCATCATAAGAACGAATTGTGAACACCTTGTCAAGTTCCTTGACGGAATTGTAGATGCTTTCAATCTGATCTTCGGTGAGTTTCAAATCAGCTGGGCTGGTAAAACGGCTTGCAGTGTAGTTTGCAAAACCGCCCTGATCATCAACCTTAATCTTGAGGTTAACACCTGCAGAAGTGAGGTCAAAGATCTTGGCACCAAACTCATCTGCATCTTCACCGCTGATTGCGTTGTTGATGATGTTGAAGAGCTGCTTGCCAAAACGAATGAGCTTCACCTTGCCGTTGTTGTCTGGGTTGGTTGGATCAGAAACAACATATGCATTCATGATCCAACGATCACTGCGGCGAATGTTTTTGATCTTTTCCTTGTCTGCTTCAGATCCATTGCGGTAGATGCGAACGCGTTCTTCTGCAATGGGATCACGCTCATTCCAGCTGGTTGGAGAAATGGCGCTGACGTATGCACCGGTTGCAAAGCTGTTCCATCCAAAGGTGGAATACTTGAACCAAGTCTTGTCTGGGTCTTTGATGTTGGGAAGCAAACGCACAACATAAGTACTGCCTTTTTCAAGGGTAAGAATGTCGCGTGTGCCTGTGTTTTGTTTCTGCTGTTGGTTATTGAGAGCATCTCTGATGCTATCAAACATGTTGGTACTGTATTTCATTAGTTAGTTTAGTTAGGTTTGGTTTGTTTTAGTTTGGTTTCTGTTTTTAGTAAGTCAAGGCCAGCTCGTGCGATTTTTTTGCATTTGTTGGACGTGACAAACATAGTTCTGTGACGGGCAAAATTCTGGATAAATTCTTTACCAAGAATCAATTCAATCTCATCACTATGCTGCATTAATTTATTCTCAAACATTGGAAATGCAAGTAACAAATATATGCATACCTTAAATTCTTTTAGATGAATTGCATACCAAGGTACACCGCTAGGTGATTCATTATCAATGTATTCATCTATGCCAATGTTGTTTTCTTTGCAAAATTTGTATACAAACTGCAATGATTCTTTGACAAAACTCAGCACCCATTCATCATCTGCTTTGTTGAGCTTATCATTCATGTAAACATTGTACAGTTTGATAGCTCGCATGCTCTTGAAGAAAGACAAAGGCTGGTATTCTGCATCTTTGAACCCTGCATCAAAAAAAGCATCTATTCTGATGTGCGGAAAAGAAAGAAAAAACTGTGATAGCTGCTTCAAGCAGACAAATGTCTCATCATCTACCTTGTCAAAATTTTTTCTTGTGTTGTATGGCTTGCCTCTGCGAAGTGCTTTTAGATATTCGTTGTAAATGCGTTTTTCAAGCTCACTTAAGTGCATCTTTGGTTTTGTTGAGGTATTTTGAAATGTATTTGCTTTTGTAAAGGGTAGGATCGTAGTCAATGAACATCTTGAATATTTGGTAGTCACAATCCAAATCAAGCATGGTTTTAAACAACTCTCTGTATTTTTTGTTCTTTAACAACAACAGAAAGATGTTGGGTAAGTTGAGTTTCTTGCCATGAATGATGGTGAGAAAGCTGCAAAATGCAAGCATGTTGTATTCTTGTTCAAATTCACTTGCTAAATTCATATGGTGTCAGTGTTTTGGTAAACAGTAAAAATTTTTCTGAAATTTTGCCGCCAGCAGCATCTTCATGACCACCACCATTTTCACATAGTTTAGCAGCTAGTTCTGCAAGATTAATTTTGCAATCATCATGTTTGCGAAAAGATACAGTTTGAGTTTTGGGATTCACAAGCATCACAACATCAGCTTTGTGAGTATCAATGATGTGGGTTGCAACATCATTGTGCGCTGTATCACAAAAGCAGCTAATGACTTTGTTTTCTTTGATGCTTCCTACAAACAGCTGCAAATTGCTCAAAATGTCTTGCAGTTTTTTGCCGTACAAAACAATGGCATTGTGTTGCAACTGTGTAAATCCTTTGAAACCGTTGACAAAGTCTTTGCAGAATTGCTCTACTCTGTTGCCTGTCTGACTCCAAAACACAATGCTTAAATTTTTTGAATCTTTGAGTTCGAGAGTGTAACTATCAAAATCACTTACAAGCAACAGCAACTTCATTTTTTCAGGTGTCATGATTTTGCTGAATGCTTCTTTGTTGCATCTGTAAATTACCTCTGCAGCAGACTTGCATGCAATGATGTTGGTCTCTGCCTTGGTATAGATGTTTGCTGCATGTGAGCTGTGATGATCATAAATTACAACATTTGATACATCAATTAAATCTGCAACATGAGTGGTGTCAAGATCTGCAAAAACTACTTGATTGTAATCTGCAAATTTGTGTGTCATCAGCCACTTGAGCAACTCTTCACGCAAACGAGCCACATTGCAAATGCGCATCTCAATGTTTTCTGCGCCATGCAGCCACTTCAACATGAGCTGACACATGGCGCCATCAAGGTCTACATCAGACCAAACAACTATTTTCTGCTTTGACATCCGTGTATTTACATGATTTTGATAAAAATCAACCCTGCGTTAAAATGCTGAGTGCTTTGGCTACATCTTCAGAATCTTGTGTCATGTTGTTGAGAGCTTGATCTTCAGAGATTGTGAGAGTTGAATAATCAATCTTGAATGCATTGGTTCCGAGATTGCGACCAAAGCGATTTTTGAGAATGGATTCTCTCAAAATGCCTGCTTCATTGTCACCTTCACCTTGCCATGCACTGGCAATGAAATCCGCAGTTGCACCAAGTGCATAACTCTCACTCAAAGAAGTTAAGCCAGGCTCACTCACAGAATAACCTGTTCTGTTGAGCTGAGTAACAGTAATGATGGGACATTTGAAAATGTAAGTGAGTGCACGAGTCTCTTCGCTAATGTATTTGATGCGCTCATATGAATCTTTGCCTCGTGTGGTTGTGAGCAAGTTGATGTAATCTAAAACAATTGCATCAATGTGAATGCCTTTTTTAACAACTTTAGTGATGTAACCTTGAATATCTCTTGGTGACATGCAGCTTGGTGGAAATTCTTTGATGATGATTCTGCCACCAGTTGCATCTTTAAAGTTGTGCATTTTTGCTTCAACAACTTCAATGTCATCAGCAAGTTTGCCGGTTGGTGTTTTGGCAATCTGTGCAGTTAATCGCTTAGCATACACCATCTCCGACATTTCAAGAGAGATCACCAGCACAGTTTTCTTCTGCTTGGCAATATTGACTGCAAAATTGCCTAGAATAATGCTTTTGCCAATGTTGGTTTCACCAGCAAACACATACATGGCTCTTCCATCTTGCATGAAACCGCCACCAAGCTTTTCATCAAGCCATTTGTATCCAGTTGAAATTGTAGGATCAACTCGCTTGAGATCTTGAACTACTCGATCAAAATTTGTGAGCAGATCCAATCCAATGTCATGCACCAAAGTAACAGTGCATGATTTTTCAAACTGATCTAGAATTTTGCTGGTGTCAATGTTGCCACTACCAACATCTTTGGCAACAGACATCATGGTCTGATAAATGCCTCTCTCCTTTAAGAAACGCTCTGTATTGTCATACAGTTCATCTCTGTTGAGATTCTTGTCAACAGTTGAAATGATGTTGAGTGCTTTCTTGAAGCTCTCTCGTTTTTCATCTGTATCAAGATACGCTCTGATTTCAGAATTGGTAGGCAATGTTTTGCGTTTGTTGTAGAAATTGCATACTACATCAAACACAACTTGCAGATTTTTGTCTGTAAAATACTCTGGCTTTACATGATCAATGATTGTTAACAAATACTCTTCATCCACTAGTGACTTGTATGTCACTACTTTTTCCATCCATTCCAAGTCTAAATTCATGTGTTAGTAAGATATGTCAAAAATCAGGAATACAACTGTAAGAATTTTTCATTGCTCTTGCTCCATGCAACATCTTCTAAGCTTGCAAGTCCGGGGGATGCATGAAATACATTGATGGGCCATACTCCAATGCGCATGCCTTTGGCATTTGCATCAATGCAGCTTGCAATGTCATAATGATGAAAATCAAAGTTTTCATTCCACCTCCATCCAGTTTCAAGTGCACGAGCAACATTGACTGCAACAAACAATCCATCAATGATGGCAACACGATCTGGAGTGGGCCCAAACCCAGTCATGACTTTGTATTTACCAAAAATGTGACCAGCATATCCGCGATGATCTTCGCGCTTGCCCATGATGTGCCACAATGCAGGATGTTTGATTTGTGGGTTGCGTGTTCCAGCAAGACCCACAATGTCAAACTTTGATTCACCATACATTGCTTCATTGAGCTTCACATTAATCATGACATCATCAATGTATACATCATCATGAACAAAAATGATGCGATCATGCTCTTTGGCAATTTTTTCATTGATGAACTCATTGTAAACTTTGCTGAGACCTCTGCGATTGTTGGTAACAATGTGCAGGGTATCATCTTCACCTAAGAAGCCTGTATTATACGCACTCTGATTAATCAGAGTATCTTCTTCATTGCTTTTTTGTGTGCAGCTCACATACAACGTTGTTTTCATAAAATTCTGTCATCCATTTGAGGTTTGTTCTGTTCCATCCACATGGCACAGAGAATATTCCAAACTGCAGCTGCAGCATGATCTTCACTCTGATCTTTCATGTACCAGCTAGTCAAGTGTCGCTGAGCACTGTCATACAATTCTGACAATTGCATGCCATTTTTCCAATTGTGTGCTCCAAACTTATCAGCACCAGCTCGGTACCGTGCCAGCACTCGCATCAATTCAGCATGCGGAATCAATGACATTTTGGGTTTATTGGCATCATCATTTCTGTGTGCACCAGTTTCAAATTTTCTTATTTCACTCATAAATATGTATATGTCTAGAATTATTGCTCAGCTCATTTATCTGCAACTCCAGATTAGAATTTATCATTGGCAAACCAAATCTTATGCTCGCCACAAAGCTTTTGGCAAATTCTATGATTCTTTGGGTGATTTGTTGGATACATTTGTTGAAACTTATCAGGGCATTTATGGCCGCGTTGCATTTGCGCAAAGCTTGGATTTGAGAAATTTGGATGAAACTACAGACATTGAAAAGATTCTTACCAATGCAATTTCAATGCTTACCAATGAGGTTGAAGACATTCAAGCTCATTCTGATTTGCTCAACATTAGAGACAGCATTGTTGGTGAGATGAATCATCTTAGATATCTCCTTACTCTTGAATAAACAAGAACGGAGAGTCAATGCTAAACTTAGCAAATGGAGCAAGGCACTTTGCTTTGAAGAGCACCTCGTAGATGTAACCTTCTGATAATTCACTCCACCCTTCACTTTTGCATTCAACAGAACAAAAGCTCCCGGTGCTAGCATTTGCAAAAAGAGTGCTGCCTTGACGTGCAACAAAAGCTCGTTTGTGCTTGCGATTAACAATCCACAATGCAAAAGTACCTTTGAGTTTTTCCAAGACTGTTTTTACAGCATTTTCAATCATTGCTGCATCTTTTTGCTTGGCATCAATTTCAAATGTATGATTTGCAAGCATCATTGGAATGATTGCACTATCAACTTTGATGTTTTGCATGGGTGCATATTCTGTAGACAATTCTTCAAAGTTGGTGAGAACGCCATTGTGTGCAACAATCCAGTCACCATATTCAAATGGATGACTTGTTTCTTCTTTCCATGTTCTCACTGAACTAGTGGGTGCTTGAAAATGACCAAAATGATACACATTTGAACTCACATCTGTAATATCATTGATTTTTGGAATTTTGTTGAATTTTTTGATGTGAAAAGGTGCAGCACTTTTTGAGTTGAGAAAGCAATGACTATAAGCAAAATTGCCCCTTGCATTGTTTGATTCAAACAAAACATCGTACATGCTGCGGTCAAATGATCCGAAAATGGCACACATATTCAACAATGTATATTAAGCCATTCATTTTTCAACAATTATGTTGTAAGATAAATAAATAAAAACATGAGCAATATTTTGAAAAGACCAGGCTGGGCATCTCACAACATTTTGAATGAAAAGGTCAAAATTGGAGATGTTGAAAAGACTATTCCTGGATGGGGCCCTGGCAAAGAAGCAAAAAAATTCTTTGCAGGCAAGATTGGCGAAGAAGTTCCAACAGGTCGATATGGTAGATTGCGCAAAGTTGCTGGTACGTCTTATCGTGAAGCAGAACTTGCTTTTGCAAGATATTGTGCAGAATCACTTGAAATTGCTGAAAATGTCATTGCTACCAAAGAGGTCAAAGAAATTCTTCGTGAATTAACTGCTGAAAAATTGCAAGAGAAAGGTTACAATTCAGTAGATGAGTGGATTCAGGGTTGGATTGAATATGCTCAAGAAACATTTGGCATGGACCTCACCAATGTAGCCAATCAAAGAGAACGTCAGGTTCGTGATGCTGTTCAAGACATTGCTCAAGAAATTGAGGATGAAGTTCCAGAAGAAGGTGATGTTGAAGCAGAACCTGCTGCTGCACCAGCAGGTGATTTAGAAGAAATGCCTGCAGAATTGATGCAGCGCATCATCAACAATGATATCAAGCCACAAGGTGCAACCCGTTCTGAAGATCAGAGAACATTTACATCCATTTCATTCATGGGTCAAGATGGTGACAAGCTTACCTATGTGCGTTTGAAGGATGTACCTAAAAATCCACAGTACAGTTCTGCACTCAAGGCTGTTAAGAAGGTTGGTGACATTGTCAACAATGAACTTCTTGCATCTCACGTCACTGAAATTGAACTGGAACGTGGTGATAGATCAGAAAAATACAAGATTGGTCAAGTTGCTGCACCAGCAGTAGCTGCTCCCGCTCCAGAACCAGAAGCTCGTGAAGCGCGCCCTATTCAATTGGATTTAGAAGAGAGCGTTAAGCTCAATTCCAAGCAGCAAACTATTCTTGCTGAACAAATGAGAATTGCTCGCAAACAGCACATGCAGCGCATTGAAGAGCGTTACCGCTTTTATTAAGCAATGTCTTTGCAGTTGTGCTGAATGTACAACTTGTCAATCTGATCTTGCTGCTTGTATTTGATGGGATCTTTGTATCCTGCTTTGAGGAATCCCTGAATTCTGAGACTGCTGCTTGGAGTTGTTGCATCAGCAAGCTCTTCACCTGAATAGCAGGTGTATGTCTTTGCAAATGGTACTTGCAACTGTACACCCATCTTCACAATGTCTGCTTTATCACAAGCAATCAATGGAGCAACAACTTGAATCTTGTGCTCTCTGTTGAGAGCTGCAACAGCATTCAACTGTGGGAGAAACTCAGGAGAAGCATCCCAATACCCTGCTAATGAATCAACTGATGTTGCACCATGCCACACTTCTGTTGCACCAACTGCTTCAGCATGAGACAGTGCAATGCTCAAAAACATCAAATTGCGAAATGGTACATAGCTCTTGGGTTGAGCCTCTCCAGCAATCTTTCTGATGTCTGGTGTTTCAATGTTATCATTGGTGAGAGAAGAAGTTGGTGCAAGGTGGCGAATAAAAGATGCATCTACATTTTTCAAGAATACTGGCTTCTTGCTTTTGTGTTTTGCATCTGCATATAGCCATCCTGCACACTGCAACTCCCTGTTGTGCCTCTGACTGTAATTGAAGCAAATGCAATGCACTTCATCTGCTTCTTTGACTGCCTTGTAAAGCAGCACTGCAGAGTCCATGCCGCCAGAAAGAGGTACAACAATTTTCTTCATGTTAGAATGTAATGTCTTCTAATGTCTGTTCAAGCACTTTTTTGCTTTTTGCACCTGAAAGTCTTGCCTGCTCAATGCCACCTTTGAGAAAAATGATGGTAGGTACAGCCATTACTCTGAAATGTTCATACCCCTCACTCTGCTCAACATCAATAAATTTGCATTCAACTTCAGGATGCTCGCTGATGAATTGATCAAAAATGGGTTTGAACATTTTGCATGGACCGCACCATGTTGCACTAAAATAGAGGATTTCAATCTTGGGTTTCATCTTCAATGTCTCCTTCTTCTGGAATTTCTTCGTTGTTTTTGTTGCCGTAAGCCCATTCAATTTTCATTTTTTCTTCAAGCTGAGGAAGAATGGTTTTTTCCCACAACTCTGTATCATTGCGCCAGTTTTTTGCATAGCCAAGCTTGGTGCCATCAGCAAGAGCATATGTTGCACCATTCTGCACAACAACACCCATGCCTACTGCAAGATCAAGCAAGCCATAGTAACGATCCAAACCAGTTGAGAATGAAAGATACATCTCACCCTCAAGATACTGTTTGATGAATCGATTCTTTCTGGTGAGTGCTCTAATGATGATGCCACCAAAATTTTTCTGTCCAACAGCAAGTTCACTGTTGGATACAGTTTTGCCTCCATCATCTCTCAGAGGCTTCCTAGCCAATTGAACAGTGACAGATGGGAGATATACCACTGATTTACCACCAGGCATATTCTTTTCAATGCTAGGGTACATTGCTGCAGGATCATCATATACGTGATTAGTTATTACAAAAGTTGTTTGCGTGATGGCTCCGAGGTTGGTGCATGTTTGCAAAAGTGACTTCATGGCACGAGCTTTGGTGCCCATGTCTGCACTTGTGCTTTCTTTATCCATTCGAGCAAGCTCCAATTCAGATTGAAGATTGCCGAGTGAGTCGATGGCAACAATGAATTTGCCTTCAAGGCCTTTTTCTTTGATGCTTGTGAGGAATTTATAAACTGCATTTCGTGTTTGTTCAATGCTGATGCATGGAACGTACTTTACTTTGCTAATATCAAGTCCTAATCTACTTGCACCTTCAGGATCAATGGCAGACTCTGTGTCAAAGATCACAGGAAATAAACCCTGTTTTTGTGCATTTGCAAGAATTTTTTGTACAAAAAGTGATTTACCAGTCATGGATTCACCTGCAATGAGAGTTACTCGACCTTTAGGAATGCCTCCATTGCGTGAACCAGAAATGATTGAATTCAAAACATAAGAACCAGTATCAATCCATTCTTTGACTGTGCTGAGTGTATTGTTGTTAAGATAAGTTGCGTAAGGGTTGATTTCGTTGATGCTATCAAGTGCTGAAATGATGTCTTTGTCCATGTTAATATGTATGGCGACACCAGTGAAAATCAAGATCAAACCACAAAAAAAGAGCCGCATTTCTGCGGCTCTAATTTATTCATTTTCAAT